GTAGATATTTGTGGAGCCACCATCCCTCAGAAAAAGCTAAAATGAACTAATCCATTCCAAGGAGGAGAAAATGGAAAAAAGAGGAAGAGGAAGACCCAAGGGAAGCGTCAAGATGACCATACAGAGGTTTGCTGACAATCCACCCCTTGTACTACCTAAGACAGACCATCAACGTCTAAAGGAGCTTAAAGAGCTGATGATTAGGAGTGGGGGTAAGGATGTGGCTCAGAAGGTTATTGAGATAGCCCTTAATGATGAGCATCCCCATCAATTGGTAGCACTCAAGATGTGTCTTGATAGGACTCTCCCTATTTCTTTATTTGAAAAGGATAAGAGCCAGAGAAGTGCCGTAACCATCAATATCACTGGATTAGGACAAGAGCCAACCATAATTGATGAACAACCCCAAGATGTAGAGGCTAAATATGGCTGATCTGAACTTCTCTTTACTTCCTTGGCAACAAGAGGTATTTAAGGATACGACTAGGTTCAAGGTTGTGGCTGCTGGGCGTAGATGCGGTAAGAGTCGGATGGCGGCAGTTACCCTACTGATTGAAGGACTTAAGTGTCCACAAGGCTCTGCGGTTCTCTATGTGAGTCCCACTATGGGACAATCAAGACAGATTATCTGGGACTTACTGCTAGACCTTGGCAGAGAGGTTATTCAGTCTTCCCATGTGAACAACCTAGACATTACCCTGATAAACGGGGCTAGGATATACGTTCGTGGTGCGGATCGTCCTGACACCCTTCGTGGAGTCTCATTGACCTATGCCGTTCTCGATGAGGTTGCCGACATTAAACCCGAAGCATGGGAACAGGTCATTCGAGCAAGTTTGTCTGATAAACGGGGGAGAGCACTCTTTATCGGGACTCCAAAGGGGCGCAATTGGTTCTACGACACCTTTAAGTTGGGAGAGTCAGAGGATGATCCTGATTGGAAGTCATGGCACTTCACCACTGCTGATAACCCCTTGATTGACCAAAAAGAGATAGAAAGTGCTAAGAAAACCCTGAGTACCTTCGCTTTCAAGCAGGAATACATGGCTTCGTTTACCAACGCTGGCTCTGACATCTTCAAGGAAGAATGGATCAAATACGGGGTAGAACCTGAACATGGAAGCTATTACATCGCTGTTGACCTAGCGGGATTTGAGGAAGTTGCCAAACAAGCCGCCAACGCTAAGAAGCGTCTAGACGAGTCTGCTATATCAATCGTCAAGGTTACAGACGATGGGAAGTGGTTTGTTAAGAAGATTGAACACGGACGTTGGGACATCCGAGAAACCGCCTCCAAGATTCTGATTGCCATTCGAGACTACCGCCCTTTATCCGTAGGAATAGAGAGGGGGGCATTAAAGAACGCTGTTTTGCCGTATCTTAGTGACTTAATGCGTAAGAATAATACGTTTGCTCACATCGTAGATTTGACCCACGGGAATAGAAAAAAAGCGGATCGGATCATCTGGGCTTTACAAGGTAGGTTCGAGCATGGCAGAATTGTGTTAAATTCGGAAGAAGATTGGGATGAGTTTGTAGACCAGTTAATCCTGTTCCCTGCTCAAGGAGTCCATGATGACTTACCTGACTCCCTCAGTTACATTGACCAACTGGCTGTTACATCTTACATGGAAGAAGATGATAGCGAGGATTGGCAACCTGTAGATATTATTAGTGGGGTATAAGTGGAATATTTAAGCAAAATCACAGATTTAGACAAGTACAAAGGTCTTACTTCAGATAATAAGAAGTTGTCTGCTGATTTTCGTCCACTGAACTTTGATGCTCTTTTGAAAGCGGGTGCTGTTCGAGTTACCAATCGTGGTTTGGATGATGGCAAGTTTGACCCAAGTCCTACATCTGGTTTCTCTTTGGTATCTGCTTATAATGATGCTGTAGGCGAAGGAACACGCCAATGGCCAGCAAATCCACAGGCTTATGACGTTGTTCGGGATATGTTCGCTACTCGTCCTGAAGACATCCAAGCCCATAAATACCTACAGATATTGCAATCTGCCCGTGATCTTGGGTTAAAAGATAAAGATATTTTCGCTCCTGTTGTAAACTCTGCACCAGTAAACCCCGCTTATAGCGACCCTTTTGGCGATACGACAAGGTAATATTATGGAATTCCAAGAACCTAGCGACTCAGACAAAGAGATAGTTAACTTTGTTGTCAACCATTGTGATAGATGGCGGGATTGGAGAGATGTCAATTGCCTTGATGATTGGCTAGAGTATTAGCGCATTTTCAATGGTGAGTGGGATGCCCAAGACAAAACCCGTGAATCCGAGCGTAGCCGCATCGTTACCCCCGCTACCCAACAAGCCGTAGAGACACGCCATGCTGAGATCATGGAAGCTATCTTTGGTCAGGGTGAGTTCTTTGACATTCAAGACGATATTCGTGATGTCAATGGTAGCCCCCTAGACGTTGCTGCCATCAAAGCACAACTGATGGAAGACTTCAAAGTCGATAAGATTCGCAAGTCTATTGACCAGATTGAACTACTTGCTGAACTGTATGGTACGGGTATCGGTGAGATTGTTGTCAAAACAGAGAAAGTCTATGTTCCGAGCACTCAGGCAATACCTGGTCAAATCGGACAAGCGGCTATCGGTGTAGAGGAAAGAGACCGCATTGCAGTCAAGATTGTTCCTGTTAACCCCCGTAACTTCTTGTTTGACCCTAATGGAACATCTATTGATGACTGTATGGGTGTGGCTATTGAGAAGTACGTCTCTATCCACAAGATCGTAAAAGGTCAAGAAGAAGGCATCTACCGAAAGGTTAAAGTCGGCACTGACTCGATGGATATAGACTTAGAGCCTACCCAAGAGGTTTCTCAGTATGAAGACGATAAAGTTAAACTTTTGACTTACTATGGTTTAGTTCCTAGAGAATATCTCGACCAAGTAGAAGAAGATGGTTCTGAAGTAGAGGACTTATTCCCTGAAGACAGTATTCAGGATGAGTATTCCGATCTGGTTGAGGCTATCGTAGTAATCGCCAATGATGGTGTTCTTTTAAAGGCTGAAAAGAACCCATACATGATGAAAGACCGCCCAATCCTTGCTTATCAGGACGATACAGTTCCTAATCGCTTGTTGGGTCGTGGTACTGTTGAGAAGGCTTACAACTCACAAAAGGCTATTGATGCCCAAGTGCGTAGCCACTTAGATTCTCTAGCTCTGACAACTAGCCCAATGATGGCTATGGATGCTACCCGTTTACCACGGGGTGCAAAGTTTGAAGTAAAGCCAGGCAAGGCAATCCTGACAAACGGCAATCCTAACGAGATTCTGTTCCCGTTCAAGTTTGGCAATACTGATGGTTCTAACCTGACAACTGCCAAAGAGTTTGAGCGTATGCTTTTGATGGCAACAGGCACTCTAGATTCTCAAGGAATGGTATCTGCTGTTGCCAGAGATGCGGGTCAGGGCGGTATTTCGATGGCTACTGCCTCGATTATCAAAAAATACAAGCGTACCTTGGTGAACTTCCAAGAGGATTTCATGATCCCCTTCATCACCAAAGCCGCCTATCGCTATATGCAGTTTGACCCTGAGCGTTACCCTACTGTGGACATGAAGTTCATTCCTACTGCTGCACTCGGTATCATTGCTAGAGAGCATGAGCAACAACAGTTCATCTCACTATTGCAGACTCTTGGCCCTAATACACCTGTTTTGCCTATCATTTTGAAGGGCATCATGGCTAATTCCTCTCTGTCAAACAGATTTGAGTTGATTGAGATGCTAGACAAGATGGCTACGGCTGATCCACAGGCTCAACAAGCGGCTCAAATGCAACAACAATTGGCTATGCAACTGGCTCAGGCACAGATTGCTGTCCAAACGACACAAGCAGAGCAGAATAAGGCTGAGGCTCAGAAGTTATTGACTGAAGCTCAATTGATGCCTATTGAGTTGCAAGCAAAGAGCATGGCGGCTAATACCAAGAACCTCCCATCTGATGACACTTTGGCTTCACGAGAGTTTGATAAGCGGGTCAAGATTGCTGATTTGATGCTAAAAGAAGCAGATATTCAAAATAAGGCTAAGATTGTTGAAAAACAGATGGCTAGACAATGAATCCAGAACTTCAGAAATACTACGAAGAGCGATTTTCCATGATGTCCACTCAAGGGTGGATAGATTTAATGGAAGATGTTGACAAAATGATAGAGCCTTTAAATAATATCTCAACAATTGCAGACGAAAAAAGTCTACAATTCAGAAAAGGCGAGTATTCAATACTAATTTGGCTGAAAAACTTGAAACAAGTCAGCGAAAGAGCATTTGAGGACTTAAATGAGAAGAATGTATGAATTTGCCTGTATAAATGGGCATAAGACAGATAGATTTGTTGATTATGAGTTAACAAGTCTTGTGTGTGATTGTGGTGAGGAGACTCATCGCATTTTATCTGCACCAGCTTTTAAGCTAGAAGGGTGGTCTGGAGCGTTTCCATCATCGCATGGAAGGTTCGAGAAAAGTCACTTAGATAGATTAAAGGCCGAGCAGAAACTCAACTCATAAGCAATTTTGCCGAGTTGAATCTCCTACAACCGATTGACGGCAGGAAAAGGAAAAAGTATGTTGATTGATGACGACAAAGAAGAGTTGGGTGAGTTAGAGATCGAAGAACAGAAGATCGAGCAAAAGCCTGAACTTCCTGAGAAATACAGGGATAAAAGTTTAGATGACATTGTGAGGATGCACCAAGAGGCTGAAAAGCTAATTGGAAAGCAAGCACAAGAGGTTGGCGAGGTCAGAAAGTTAGCCGATGAACTTATCAAACAGAACCTTGGTTCACGACAGCAAACTAGACAGGAAGAGCCTGAAGTAGATTTCTTTGAGAATCCACAGAAGGCAGTTCAAAGGACTGTTGATAATCACCCAGACATCCTAGCGGCACGACAAGTTACGCTAGAAATGAAAAGGTCACAGATTCAGCAAAGGTTAGCGCAAGAACATCCCGACTTTGGAGACATCGCCAGAGATCAGGATTTTGCAAATTGGGTGAAGTCTAGCCCTGTTCGCATTAAGATTTTTGAGCAAGCCGATTCTGGATATGATTTTGACTCAGCCAATGAATTGCTATCTACCTATAAACAGCTACGTTCTGTTAAACAGAAGCAAACAAGTGATGATGGTGAGGAAACTCGCAAACAGAACTTGAGAGCAGTAGGTGTTGATGTAGGTGGTTCTGGTGAATCATCAAAGAAGGTATATCGAAGGGCTGACCTTATTCGGCTGAAAATGCAAGACCCGAATCGATACGATGCTTTAAGTGATGAAATCATGGCAGCATATGCAGAGAAACGGGTTCGTTAAAATTTGTTTTAGGAGATTTAATCATGGCATATCCAACACCAGCGGTAACAGTAACCACCGCAGACAAATTCATTCCAGAAATCTGGTCTGATGAAATCGTAGCTGCCTACAAGAAGAATCTTGTTCTGGC